CAGCTCATGAGCGCCAGTTTAAAGTGAAATATTGCAATTTATGCTCGAGAAAACCTTTCGGTTGGAAGAGGGTGGAACACCCTCGACACAAAAAACTCTGCGTAAATAATATTCCACCCTCTGGTGAACGTAAAAACTCTTTCAAATAAGAGAAGCCTCCGACTGCAACGGTAATTAAGAAAAATCTTAACAGCTTTTTGATCAAGCCCCCCAAATGGGACTCGCCTTGACGAATAGGGTACTATCAGGTTTTATTTTGATAGATTTAGTCACCCTACCACCCCATTTAAACGGGGGTGGGGTTTCCTGAAAGGAAGTCCAAGGTTGGACAACATAGCCAAAAGAGGCATGTAAAATCAGGAGCTGCACAAACCTCAGTTTGTACTGAGATGCCACCTGCGAGCGCAGCTGACGTAGTAACGATACTGGCTTGCAAAATGACACCTTGGATATCAGTACCATCCGAAGTCGATCCAGACAAATAATTGAGAGGATCGGCAAGAGAAAAATTGAACGGTTTGTAATCAGGAATCTGAAAACTTAAAGAACCGTTAGTTGATGTAGCGACAATCGCCATACCACCAAGACCATCCTGTGTAACATATGCAGGATTCGAGTTGAAATTAAAGGCGCGAGCACTAAAAGAACTTGCGGAAGGAATAGATCCAACTGTAGCGCCATATCGATACAAAGAATTGTAGGTATTAGTGGTGAGGCGAGAAACTCGCACATCAGAAAAACTACCATACTTATCACCTTGAGGGGTAATAGTATAGTTTGCGCCACCGCGGTAACCCATAAACATGCTTGCAATATACGCCATATGTGGCATATAATTGAATTCATAATTTGCGGTTCCCGCAGCAGCAACAACTTTATTAACAACCACACCTGTATTCGTCGAGTAAAAACCCGGCGCATAAGGCATGATGCGGAAAAGTTTGTTCCAAATTACTGTTTGAGCGCCAGCTGCAATATCAGTCAAAGAATTGGTGTCAAATACATGTGATCGATGCAATAAAGTTCGCAGCGATGATATATTTTCACCAAAGTGTAAACCGTATCGACTATCACTAACTATAGCTCGCGTTCCAACGATGACTTTACTAGGAAGAATTTCCGTATGATCATCAGCTTGGAGCGTGAACAAGTTGGGAATACGATAGGTCGTATCCTGACCAATCTTATCACATGGATTAGCAAACTCAAAATCATCTGCTCCTCGAACGAAGAACAAAAGATTGATGCTTCCTGAAGCTGGAGCAGTCAATGCGTTCATGACACGAATTGTCAAAGAACCATTGTCTGTACCATCACGGTTAGCAAGAGCTGATCCAGGTTTCCAATTATCTTGGATGGTCTGATCATTCAACAACCACGCTTGCGCTTGGTGATAGGGGATCTCAAGTTCGAGATCATCACTCTCACCAATATCAAGAATAGTTGTGTAAACAGTATTCTCAGCTGGAGCAACGGCTGAAATATCAGTCCTAGGATCATATTGGATCTTCAAGCGACCCTTATGAAACTTTGTTGCAACAACCTTAATACGAATAATAAGACCACCACGCCAATGCTTAAACATGCGACCAATATATGACAATGGAACGTCATACACTCGTCGACCAACAGAAAGTGGTACAGTATTATTGATATCCACCCAAGAGGGAAGATATGGATTAACACGCATATTAAACAATAGCGTATTGGCCGCATCAGTGGTTGCCCAAGTAGTGGTTCCGAAGTAAGATTCTTTCTTCTTCAGATATGCCAAAGCCAGCTCATCATGACTCTCCAAGCCATGCGGAGCAGGATCAATAGACAATTCCTGCTTGGGATCCAGTGTCAATTTTTGCACTGGAGTACCAATATGAGCAGAAGCCAACATTGGTGCATTCATGGGTTGAAGACCGCAAACATTCTCAATTACAGGAACGTTCGTGTATCCAAAAAGACGAGCAATACCACCAACGGCAGTGGCTCCAATCTGAGTGGCTCGCGCAAAAGGCCCAATATAGGGTATTGTTGTAAGCATACTCGCAATGGAAGCTAAAGCAGTAGCTGGTTTACTGATCTTTCCCTCCTGATATTCATCACCCTGAAGTGATAATCCGGAAGTGGAGCCCATGAGCTCCACATCTGTCATCCATGCGAAAGTTTGCACGGTAACAGCAGTTGAACCACCAGTCACAGCAACCTTAAGAGGTGCATAGACAACGTAGTTCAGTGTTCCAAAATTCTGGACATCCACAGCAACTGTGATATCCAACCAATTTTTATGGTAAAAGAAAGGTAAAACAATCTCACCACCAGCATTGGCTTGAGGATAAACATAGAAGCCTGGTTGTTGTGAATACGGAACTAGCAGAGGTCCATTAGAAATTGGATTAGTTCGAACTTTATCATTCACCAAACCCAAAAGGGGGGAATAACAAGCTCGAAGAGTACCAAATTGAAATGGTGTGCCATTAACTAGCAACTTTACATGCAACCGTCCACGCAAAAACGCATAATTATCCAATTTTTTCTTGATAGCTGTACTGTTCAAAAACAGATACCAAGGTTGGATCGTCGTTTTAACTCCAATCGCATCAGCAGTGCTCCACGTGGTGGTGTTGATGAGAGTTGGACGACTCAAAAAATTACCAAGTTGCAAATCGTCGGTATTATCGACTTTTGCAACATGGTTCAGCGCAGGCGCTGCAGAAACAGAAATCCCAGACGCATTATCAATAAATGACATGGTCTGGGAATCCTCTATCTGTGGTGCGTCAGCAGGAGACGAAGTATCAATAGGACTTGACGCTTCTTCCGCCTGCAAACGAAAAAATTTAGTTACATTATTAGTCGAACGAAACGGGGTAACTACCGTTAGGTTCGCTGAGGTATTTCTGGTAACCTCACCAACACTTCTTGTTAAAATCGGTGTAGTGTTCTGTGACTAATTTTCTTGCGGTTGGACAGCCAAATCCGTCCGCGGCGCATAAAAGCGCCCATACTCTGCGGCTACGCCAACAGAGGCTCGCTGGTATCTTTCAACCAGCTGTTGCCAATTTGGCAGTGCTTTTGCTTCAGAACAGAAGCAAAAGGGTTCTTGAGCAAGTTGCTCAAGGAAAAATTTGTGATGTCTTTCAAAGACTTCACGACCGTAGAAAAAATACTCATTGTTGGCGCTGGTAACAACGGCAACCATCTGAGTGTACTCGTCCACGGAACCGGAAGGTGTCCACACAGTCAAGGACTTGTGGATAGATTCCTCCTCCAAAGGGCAAAGCCATTCGGAGATATCCTCATCAAAACGCCACTTGCGCTTCAAAAAGGAAATGTCATCAATGTGCACAAACGGCACACTCTTCGACGTCTTGTCAGCCATGGTATATTCCACACCAATATCGTACAACACGGACTGAATAGCCGTGTGATTGAACCAATCAGCTTTACGGGAAACACCCATGACGTTGTCATCACCATAGGTGAAGAGATTCACAAATTCCTTGAAGGTTTTCGTGATTCTCTCCCCCTTAATAGGACACAAGATATGAAAACAGTACCTCATATAGAGACTGTTCACAATCGAGTTAATAACGACAGTCAAAGGATGGCCAGATGGGTTAGTTCCAAGAAACTCCATCAAATCGCCTTTAAAACTGCAATAGGAGAACGCGGTGTCCTCACCAATGCACATAATCTCAATGCACTCTTGCAGAGTGAAACCAGCTTCCTTGTAAAAACGTGCAATGATCTGGAAAGCAGCAAGAATGAGATCGGAGGTCATCCGTTTATCAAACTTACCGTAGTCACCAGCAACAATGCGGTCCTCACCGTAGGCAATAATATGCTCACGGATGTACTGCCACTCAACTGATTGGGCAACGGTACCAGGACCTGCTTCAAAAGCGATCTTGTTCTTCTGCAAGAGACGCACAAACGGTAAAAGCCGACTGCGCACCACAAGACTCCAATCCACTGGAGCTCCTGTGAAGACACGTGTCTTACACGCATCTATCTTCGCAAAAGTCACAGCCTCATCTTTCAGGTGAGCTGTGAATACAGGGAAAGCACGCTTGCCTTCCTTGTATAACTCTTCGATTTTGTGCACACGCTCCCAGATTTCATCTGGGAAGGTGACACCCTCGGGGTGCAATTCAGTGGAAGCTTCAGAAAGAAACTCACGCTTAGTTTTGCTCCAAGGGAAACCCATCGACGAATTACGATTGATGCCGTCAATAAAACGGACACCAGGCAACCCATTGATGGACGCTTCTGGACTCAAAAAGACCATCTCCGATTCCCAATCTTTAGGAAGCAGAGCAACCGTTCCTTCGAAGTATGTCTCCGCACACTCTTTAATGATAGTGCGGTCATACCCGTAAAACGGCTTGACCATCTCAACAAGATTCTTGCGCCAAGGTTCCCATCCAGCCATCACTGGCTTACCATGGGCAACCTCAACTCCAAAGTGCTCACACACCTCTTTAACAAGAGGAGTCGTGCATACAGCACTCTTTGGTCGTGGGCAAAAGCCGCTGAGTGTTCCAAAAACACTCATCTTCGCCGTCGGTAGATACCGAGTAAGCGATTTATGGTGCAAAGGATTCACTTTCGTAATTTTGTCTTTTAAATCCAACTGTGGTTGACCCCCGCCCTCAACTTGGAGGGACATGAAGTTGTCAGCATCGATCATTTCGATCAATTGCTGAACATCAGTCAGATTCACCTGAATCTCGCCAACGCTTCTACCGACACCCAAAGCATGAATGCCAACAATAGCACGGCCTTTGGGAGTCATTGCAATAGCAAGAGCTCCACAATCACCATAAGATGACTCACAATCAAGAACCCCACGATATAAACCGCAGTTCAAAACTGTTTCTTGCTCCGTGAAAGAACACTCTGGATAAAAGGATACGCCGAAAATCTCAGCAGCTTCCAAAACACCATTGCGTTCACGTTTCAAACGGAGCATGCGTGTCACATTCGTCAGATCCTGCGCCCAAAATTTAGTAATGTCCTTACGTGGCGCGAGCGCTGTAACTTGGAACATACACAAATCTTTGTGCAAAATCTTCTTGATCTCTTTGGAAAAAAGTTTGAAGGTCACATTTGTTGTGATTCCAATACCAGGTCCAGTTGTAATTGTGACATCACAATTTTCCATACTGGGAGGAAACAAATGCGCATTCACAAGCAAATTGTGAGAGTTTGTAAAAACACCACACATGCCACGTTTACGCAACAAATTTCCCTCCTTAAAGGAAATGTCAACACGAACACAATTAGCCGCTAACATATCTCTAAGTTCAGCCACAGTAGCAGTGGCATTACTCACAGAAGCCAACGGCAAATCAAAACGTGTAAGCTCGACTGTCGGATTATACCAAACGTTCTGGCGATCTTCTTTCACCATCTGTGTTTCAGTAGTTCCAAAAATGTTGCCTTGGAGGCGTTCATCCAAAATGGATTCACTCTCTTCCAGCTCCACATCGCCACATTCTGACGGAGATATCACAGTATCAGGATACTCTGCCTCTGCATCTGGTGCGGGATCAAAAACTTTAGGCTTGGTCAAAGCTGCATGTGCCATATAAACGGCAGCTGCAACAGACACAACGCCTAAAGCTGCTTGAGCTACAGCCATGGTCCGCCTCCAACGAGGCGGAGCCGATGGAATAGCATTCATCACACCTAAAAGGCGCAACTGAATGCCAACTGGTGCAATCATCAACATCACACGGTACATAAATACACGTGTAGCTCGGTAACGAGCAAGATGGTGCAGAGCCCAAAGGTTCCACGAACAGGTATACATCCAAAAGATGCACGCGCTGTAAGTGGCGACGAGCCACTCTACCACCAGTTCACTGGTGGGACGTTGCTCCTCCTCAGTCCACACATAAGGTATGAACTCAGGTTCGGCAACCTCCTCGACCTGGCGAATCTCACACGTACACGTGCGAGATCGCGCACAGGTCTTGCAGACTTTCAAGTCAAGCATGTAAGCATCACACTCCATTGATTTGGTTTGGTTTGCTTCATGCGCGCGAGCAGTGGCAATGAAATGCGCAAGGAAATCCTCCACATTCGTGTAGGACTTCACAATACGCAATTGCGCACGCTCAACATCTCCCTCAACAAAGGGAACAATCTCCATGACATCGATCACCCAGAAATCTGGGTAACCCTCATGATCCTTTGGCAGCTTACTTGGGTCGATAAATCGACCGTTCGGATGCAAATACTCTTGCTTGGGACGAACATCCACCACATAGGGTAGACGTCTCCTCACCGCCAAAGGGCAGTGGAAATACTCAAGAGCATTCAGGGTGATTGCGTTGGTCGTCGCCGTGACGAGGGTCGCCTTAACAGGCGTCTTACCCTTGTTCTCCAACTCAGCTTGCGCTGGGCAGTACGGGACGTTGTTGACCACGTTCAGCAACTCCTTCAAAGTGGGATCAATATCCGCACACTTGTTGGGGTTCATGAAAGCGATGTCATCCATTTGGATACACCACTTCCCGGTATCGAAATTGCTCCAATACTCATCAGTGGGGTTCCGCACATAGCGGAAATGGTCATCGGTTGGCAAATCGAACACCTTGCCATAATGATAAAACATCATCTTGGCAAAGGTCGACTTGGCGACAGACGAAGGCCCATGGATCAAAACACCAAAAGGTGCCTTGCGTTCAGATTGGGCCGAACGGCGAGTCAACTCAGTCGCTTTAATAAAGCGGAGCTGAGCCAACTTGGCCTTAAAGACACGCGCATCGAGTCCCAAACGGGACGCAGAAAAGCGCGCATACGCCTCACCTCGCTCAATCGTGTCGGAAATATCCGAGACGTATGCGAAGTACGACGTACCATGTGCTTCTAAATTGCCAACAAAGGCACTGAGCGTCACAAGACGCTCACATTCCTTAGACCATCGAGAATACTCGACGTCCGAATGAAGAAAAACACAAATGTCTTTTGTCTCCACAAACTCATGGACTCTTTCCACAAGAAATAGGAGAGCGTCGAAAGCCGCAAGCCACATACCCTTCTTGGAAGAAAAGGCGGCGGACAATGTGCGGATTTCGAGCTTGGAGTAATCTTCCTCAGATAACTCCAATCCCATCTTGGACAAAACGCCCTGCACCAACAAAAAGTTGTACAGCTTGGCGAATTTCTTCACGATGGGAAGCTCGGAAACCTCATTCACCGAATCAAAGGCACGCCTAAGATATGACAAACCATCTCCAATCTCGAACTGACGTTCGGAACCGAAGAGTTGGTTCCACTTGTTAATCAACGCAGTAGTCGACGACTTGCCAGTGAACAACTTGTAAACAAGTTGCGCCCACATGAACAGGTCATCGGCACGGTTGAACCAGTGAATGGAGTGCACCAGATTTTCAGTCTGGTTGCGAATCCACTCGATTTGCTCCTCACCAAACTCCGTTGAGAGTTTGGAAAGGCGCTTATTCAGCTTAGTCATGACAATCTTTATCATGGTGCTGTAAGACGAATTTGCTTCGTCTTCACCCGCTTGCAAAAGTGGGCGTTGGTAGGTCATTCCTACATCAATGTCCACAAGGGACATAGCTCGCTGCTCAATAACAATGCGCTCGACGCGCAATGCTTCATAAGCAGGAAGTTGACTTGTGCCACCCACCATTAGGTGGCGTTCCCAAGTCAATTGATTGATTCCCTTACGTAAAGGGTAATCACCAAGCTTCTTGCTAGGGTTCAAGAGCTTGCCGGAACAGAACAGACTAACACCGTACGATGGACGGTGAAGGCGGGACTGACGTGCATATAGCTCCATAGCCCGAGCGTAAAGCTCGGTCATGCTGCGTGCACACACAATATCTCCACCAATGGAGAAATCATATGTCACGGTCTTAACTTCTTCTTCAATTGTGCAAAAAACACGGTTCTTGTTCATAAATGAACGGAAGGGGGAGGGGGACATGGCGGTAGACGCTAGTCCTAGATCTATAAAGTGTCTCTTTCGCGGAAGAGATAAAGGCTACAATTAGAGGGTCACATGACACCCTTACAGTGATAAAACACTTGCTCTAAAAGGTACTACTCCGTACCGAAATGAATTGGTTAGTTCGATCGTTGAATGACAAGATTCCCAAGTTTAGGGATATCCTTAAAGTCACAATGATTATACAAAACATGTCGATACCTTTGGTACAGACCTCGTAATCTAGGTAACACTAAGTGTGTTAAACTATACATTTTTAATCGAGGAAAAATATCAGGACGATAGATAAATTTCTTTTGATTGGAGAAGTATTCATAAACTCCAAAATACTAATTAAAGTATAAACAATACTAAACATATATGGGGGGGCTGAGTGTTAACCTACACTCAAAAAGGGTTTAGTCGCATTTTGTATCTTTGTGTTATGCCCTCACGGGCTAACACCAAAATATATCTGAGATTTTTAGTAACCTGCGTAGAAACACGCCATAAGGCATCTCAAAAATATTTCTTGTGATGCACAACTTTACTAAAAGTGATGTTAAAATCTTCTTCACTAACATAAACTTAAAACCTGCGCACAGCGCCTCAAGGCGTTATGTTAGAATTTTAGAATAGATTAGATCAAATTTAATAACCAGAAGCAAGATACTGCTTCCTAAAAGAGAATGTACAAGACACTCTCTTTCTTTCATATATATATATAGTAGGGGACTAACCTAC